TTCGTGGAAGGCACTCGGAAAAGACATGGTCCGCCCCCTGGAGTCGTTCCTCGCGCCGGTCGACTTCGAACTTGGGGAGGGAGACAGTAAGTATCACGTGGTCAAAGGCTCGTGGATCCTCGGTGTCCGTGTCGCGGATGACGAGCTCTGGCAGGCAGTCAAAGATGGAAAGATCGGTGCGTACTCCATCGGCGGCACTGCGATGAGACAAGAAGTTGGAGGTACGGAATGAGTCTCGGTTTGCGTTCGAGGATACAGAAGGCTGATCAACCCAACGACGACGAGAAGATCTTCCGGCTCTCCGACATGGATCCCGAGTTTGTGAGCATGGTTCATGCTGGTGCCAACCGGCAGAAAGAGTTCCAGGTGGTCAAGGAGGATGCTCCGGACGGCGAAGACGCAAACACCGATCCGCCGCCGGAGCCCACAGCCGCCGACAAGGGCGAGCAGGACGAGCAAAATGCCAACCCCGACAATGGCCAAGACGGGGAGCAGGCTGACGGAGACGGCCAGAGTGCAACCGACAAGGGAGACCAGGGGGGCAACGCTGAAGGCGGAGACACCGATCTCTCGGCCTGGCTCAGTGATGCCAGCGAGAATGTCGAGACCATGCTGATGGACCACAACGTCCAGCAGTCTCTCGACAGCCCACCTGCGAACGGTTCGGGTGCACAGGACACCTCCAAACAGGCGTCAGAGATTGGTGAAGCGGGTGCGCCTCCCGTGGTGGCCGGAGAAGAGACCGTGCAGGAAGCGGAAGAGCTGCGCAAGGAGAACGAGGTTCTGAAGGAGAAGCTCGAGAGGGCACTGGCTGATGTTCGCAAGGGCAAGGCCGAGCTCCGGAAGGAACGTGCGCGCGTGGCTCGACTGCAAAAGGGAGTCGGTGATTCGAGTGTCATGCTCACAGGTGAGGTGACAACGCACGGCACCCAGAAGGAAGGCGTTGACGATCACAGCCCGTCCAAGGGCGCCTTCTTCGGCGGAAGAGACATTGCGGCGGAAGTGAAGAACTGACCGCCCAAAACCACCACACCACGGAGGAATCCAAATGCCAACATCGAACAAGACAATCATGCAGAAGGCCGACATGGAGGTCGCGGACCTCATTGCCGATGGCGGATACCTGCAAGACGAGCAGGCCGAGAAGTTCGTCGTGGACATGATCAAAGAGTCCATGATGATGAAGATGGTCAACGTCCAGGGCCTGCGCTCGCACACCAAGCTCATCGACAAGGTGGGCATCGACGGTCGTGTGCTGCGTCCCGGGACCAGTGGCCACGCCCTGGCCGCCGCCGACCGCGTGAAGCCCACCACCGATCAGGTGACGCTGAACACGCACCTGATGAAGGCCGAGATCCGGCTCAACGACGAGGTGCTCGAGGACAACATCGAGAACGGCCGCTTCAAGCAGACCGTCATGGGCATGATGTCGGAGCACGTGGCGCTCGACCTGGACGACCTGCTCGTCAACGGCGACACCACCTCCGCCGACCCGCTGCTCGCGCTGTTCGACGGAATGATCGTGTCCGCCACCTCGCACATCGTCGCCGGTGGCAGCGTGCCCATCGCCAAGTCGATGCTCAAGGACGCCATCAAGGCCATGCCGAGCGAGTACCGGCGCCTCAAGAGGAACCAACGGTTCCTGACCAGCGAGGACGCGGCCATCGATTATCACGACTACCTGGCCGACCGGGCGACCGCGCTCGGCGACAAGAAGATCGTCGACGACAGCCCCGACCAGTACGGCAACCGGCCCATCCTGGGCATCCCGGTATTCCCGGACGACCTGGGCGTCGGCAATGACGAGACGGTCATCCTGCACACCGACCCCAAGAACGCCATCATGGGCTTCTGGCGGAAGATCCGCATGGAGACGGACCGCGACATCACCACCGGCGAGTGGATCATGGTCACCTCGCTCCGGGCGGGATTCGTGTACCAGGAAGAAGACGCCGTCGTGAAGGTGACGGGGGTCAAGACTCAGTAGTCCTGCGGGACGCTGGTGTTTGAACGCAACTGCAATCGCTGAGCAATCGGCGAGAAAGGAAAACGAACATGGCACTCGGAACACCGACCATCCAGTTTGTCCGGGAGATCCGCGACGGCGGCCAGGACATCGGCCTGCAATTCCTGGGCGACACCGCCACACCCTCTGGCGGCACCGCCGACTTCCAGGACTTCGTGCGCGATGCGATCAAGGCCGCGCACGACGCTGCTTCGGACAAGAACGTGCGCGGCGAGGAAGCCGTCACCGTGCTGTCGTTCGAGGCCGGAGACTGCGGCGTGTACAAGCCGGTCTTCGACTTCGCCAACGACAAGCTGAAGGTGCTCAAGATGACCGATGGCACGGAAGCCACCGGCGACCTGTCGGGCACCACCTTCAACGGCGTCGTCCGCTGCAAGTAGTCAACACGGCATGTGAGGCAGCCGCCCTTCGGGGCGGCCGTCTTTCATCCCAAGGATAGGCACAGAATAGAAAGGAACCCGCCATGATCACAGTCGCGAGGCTCAAGCCGTACGACAAGAAGAAGAACCCCATGCGCACGTACATTTCCGCGTCCACGCGGTCAAAGTATGTTGCCGGAGACGACAGGCGACCATCTCCGTTGCGCGTGGTGACCAACGCTGCCGAGATCCGGGAGCTCTCAAAGCTCGATCAGTTTGAGGTGATGCAGTTCACCAGCCGCGAGGAGGTTCACGGGTTCGTCCAACAGGAGATGGAGGACCGGGCACGCCTCGGAAAGCCCGCTGTACGCGCATCTCTCGTCGACAACGTTCCTGCGGAAACTGGTGCGCACAAGCGGATCGAGCCCAAGCGGATCACCCCCAACAGGCTTCCGGCCGTTCTCGAGGGCCCCGTGTCGGACCCCAGTGCTCCGAACACCGGTCGACGACCTGCCCCGGCACCTGCACCTGCACCTGCTCCTGCTCCTGCTCCGGCCCCAGCTCCGGCCCCAGATGAGACCAAGGCGCAGCAACCCCAGAAGGAAGAGGATGCTGGTAGCCAAGGCGCCGAAACATCCAAGGAGCAACCTGTCAAGGCTCCCGAGAAGGCCCCGGAGAAGACTCCCGAGAAGTCGAATGAGACGAAGAAGAAGCCTGCTTCGAAGAAGACCGCAGGCAAGAAGGGCGGCAAGAAGTCTTCGAGCAAGGGCGGTTCCAAGAAGTCGGGTTCCGGTAAGGAGAAAAGCGCTTCCGAGAGCGACAAGTAGCTCAAAGGGGGCAACATGAGCAACACTCCAGAACCGAGAAATCCGGAGTATCGTGAGACTGGCAACATGGCGCTCGTGGCCTACGCCCACATGAAGGGAATGAGGGTTGTCAAGGCAGAGCAGTCCACGAGGGGAAGGGCACTTGAGTTTAACTTCGTTGTGCACGACCCAGACGATCAGTGGGACGAGATCAGCACGGATTTTGTCAACTCCGAGTCAGCCAGGTACGATTCTTCTGTGCGAATCCTCAAGCGGATGTGCCGCTCGGGTAGACGATAGGAGTTGCAATGGCGACCGCCAACCTCTCATGGTCTGTTGACGAAGCCACGCTGGCGTCGCTGCTCGCCTTTGGCTACGATGCGTGGCTGATCGAGCGCGAGGTTCCGGGTCCGATCATAGCAGAGGTCTCCTACCCCACAACCAGGCCGCCGTTGATCGCAGACTGCTACTCGTACATCTACGCCGATCCGGCTGCCCCGGTGGACGTCGACCAGGACATCGATCCAACGACGCAATACCGGGCGTATCCGTATCGAACGTCAGATGGTGCGCAGGGCGCCCCGGTAACTGTGTCGTTTATTCGACGCGGGTACATCACACCGCAGGACGTCTGGGATGAGGGCTATGCGAATCCACCGTGGACTCCAGAGAAGGTGTGGAGGGGCATCGAGCGCGCGATGGCGGTCATCGAGAATGTGTGCGGCCAGTGGTTCGAGCCGAGATATTCGCAGTTCATCTATGATGGCGTCGACCACGATGAGCAGTGGCTCGATCAGCCGATCTGCGCACTGCACCAGCTCCTCCAGGACGACACCGTTGTCGATCTGACTGACCTCGAGGTGTACAACCGCCACCTCACCCGCGGGCAGTTGCACCCCGATGACCGCAATAACCCGAAGGTTACCTACGCTCTCGACTATCCGCCGGGATACCGGGGACGAAGCCGTCGACTCGTTGCCGACGCTGCGCTCTTTTCCGGTGGTCGGAAGAACGTGACCATGAAGGGAGTGTTCGGATACACCGAGCTCGGCCCCGGTGAGATGCCCGCAGAGACGGCACAGGGCTCGCAATTACCGATCTTCTATGGGCAGGTACCGTCCGAGATACAGCGAGCTGCGCTCCTGCTTACGCTGACGTACATGCTCCCGGCGGAAGACCAGAACCAAGCGTTCCTTCTGACCAGGTACACCGGCACCAAGACACGAGACCAGTCGATCACGTTTTCCGGGCCATCGAATGACGCCGATGGTAGCTACGGCATGACCGGGAACATCGAGGTCGACAACATTCTCATGAGGTATGCTGGTCCGATGAGCGTCGGGACTGTCGGAAGATGAGTCTGCTGACCCGCGGACGGCTGATCAACAAGTTCATCGCAGTGATCGCGCGTCTGGATACAGAGGCCACGGCCAATGTCGCCGGAGGCGGGTACGATGACGTCTTCGACGCCGTGAAGCCGGTGTCAGATGGCACGCAACTGGGAGCCTCTTCTCGTCGCGAGATGGCCGAGATACGACTTCATTGCCAGCTTGACAGGCGTTCCTGGGGTGAGCGCACGGTTGACCGGGGAGGCGGACAGACGCGCTCTGATATCGTGGTCACGCTGTTCTGGGAAGAGATGGAAAACCAGGGACTCATCGATGCCAATGGCGAGCCTCTGCTCAAGCAGGGTGACCGCTTCGTTCGAATCGAGACGCTCAAGGGACAAATCGAAGCCACGTTCAAACCAGACCCCGGGATGCTGTTCGACGAGCTCGAGCGAGCAGGGCATGGTCTCGATCCGTTCGGCACACCTCGAACGAACCTTCTCTATGTCTTTGCCAGTTACCCGCGCCTCGAGGAGGACATCTGATGATCCGCCTCAACTTCGAGTTCCCAGAGTTGGACCAGAACCTCAGAATGCTCTTCGTGTGGCAGGGTCAGTTCCAGAGGGTCGTAGAGCGTGCTGTCGAGAGGAACGCCATGCGCCTCTCGAGCCAGATCAAAAACGGGATCCGGTCGCAGGCGCCCGGTGGACAGAGATTCAAGCCGCTTGCGCCGTCGACCGCCGACGCCAAGGGCAGCAGCAAGGCGCTGATGGACAATCTGGATCTTCTCAAGAGCATCAAGGTCACCAAGGTGCGAAGGTTCCGAAGCAACGCCTTCTTCGTTGGTGTGTACCGGCGTGCTCGAGGGAAAGCAGGTCAGAAGCTCGCAAACGTTGCCGAGATCCACGAGACTGGCTCCAAGAAGGTCAAGGACCGACCGCCGCAGCGCGCATTCCTGAAGCCTTCGTATGACGAGTGGGCACGGTATGCGAATATGCAGTTTGCGATTGATGTAGCGACAGCCTTCAACCTCCAGGGCAGTGTTGAAGAAGTCGGGGGAAGTGGGTAGGCAATGGCTGTTCCGACCATCACTGGCGTTTCACCTGATAGCGGGAGCACCCGCGGCCAGAACATGATCAACATCATCGGAACGAACTTCAACATCCCCGGTCCGCCACCGGTGAGCGGACCCGTGCAGTCGGAGCAGCCAAAGACGGTTTCTGTGCAGTTCGAAGGTGTTGAATCAGAGTGGGCGTACTGCGCCAGCGACACCAGAATTCTCGCCCGCGTGCCCGAGTGGCGCGGTGGGTATGATTCGTTCCCGCTTGCCCTGGATGTGCGCGTCGCCAACCTGGACGCCAGCGGAGTGGAGATCCCCGGAGAGAACGTCACTGCAGCGGATGCCTACACCATCAACCAGAAGGTCCTTGCGGAGGAGTCCTACCTCCAGCACGTGATCCGGCAACTCATCGAGCTCTACCGCAGGCACGTGACTCCGAATGTCCACCACACCACGTCGAGAGACTACAGCCTCAATCCCACGTCGCAGGAGACCTTGGACCTCGAGGGCGCGGTGGTCGGCCTGCACGGCCCCAGCATGCCGATCAACCGCTTCTACGCTCTCAACCGGGAGGAGCCAGAGGACAACCCCAATGAGCCGCCGTACGGGTTCACGCGCAAGAAGCCTCCAGTGACCGTCAACCTGGAGTTCGGCGTCTCTGTGTGGGTGAACAACCCCTATCACCTCTACGGCCTGTGTCAGTCGATACTCATGCTTCACAGGGACATCCTGTTTTTGCGTGTCGACAACGACCCAAAGGATCCTTCGAAGGGGTATGTTGAGTATGAGCTTGCAATGCCTTGGAATGGGTTTCCTGAAGCCGATTCCGCTCCTAATTTCAGCGACTTAAACAGTGCCACCGCTCAATGCCATGTCCGTGGCGTGAATATTGACGACGTGGATGGTACAATCGTCGAGCGAGGTTGGAAAGTCTACCAGAACGACGGGCTGCCGGTAATCGAGCCCGAGTCTATGTAGGAGGAAAAAATGACCATCCGTATCGAGAACCTCACCAAACGACACAAGCAGTATCGCATCGATCACAAGGCGGTCTGCGTGAAGGTGGGAAAATGCTTCTGTCAGCAGGGGAGGCGTGGCGCGGTAGCGAGTGCCATCCATGTTCCGGGCGGCAAGGGTTCCATGACGGGGCCGTTGCATCCGGCCGTGGCGCTGATTCCGGCTGTCGCTGCGGATGCGCGTGGTCCCAGGCCGAGCATCAAGATCCACGGCAGCCCCGCACCGGAGAAGCCCGTGGAGAAGGCTGAGGAGGAAACTCCCCAGAACGAGTCCGCGAACGACGAGTCCGCGTCCGCACAGGCGGCGCCGACAGGCGAAGGAGAAGGCTCAGGAGAAGCCGAGACCCCCAAGCAGAAGTCCAAGTCGAAGAAGCCCGGGGGCACTGGCAAGAACAAGCAGTAACGAGACCACCTATCGCCACCCCGAAATAGGGTGAGGAGGAAAAGATGACAGCAGAACTCATCGCCAGCAAAGTGGTCATTCTCGAAGAGGAGCCTTCGATCCCTACCATCGCGGCCTTGCCCAGTGCGGTCACGCTCGTCGTGGGAATCACCGAGCGCGGTCCGATTGCGGATCCCCAGCTCACAACCTCCTTCGAGGAGTACCAGAGAATCTTCGGTGGCTTCACGCTTCTGAGTGAGGTGTGCATCGCGGCCCACGGTTTCTTCACCCAAGGTGGAGCGTTCATGTGGATCAGTCGCACGGTGCACTTCACCGACGTGACCGATCCGAACACCGCGACCGCCGTCAAGGGGCAAGTCATGTTGCAGAACAGCGGCTCCCTGGCCACCCCCGCGGAAGTCGGCCCTGGCACCACCGTGTTCCCCACGGCGGTCACCAGCGGTGCCCAGATCGACATCGACGTCGGCAGTGGCCCGGTGGCGGTCAACTTCACCGGAACGGCTGCCCAGAAGCCGAACGCGCCCGCCACGGAGCCGTTCGCGCTGGTCGGTGGTGAGACCCTGGACGTCCTGGTGAACGGCACGCTCTACACCGTGACCTTCCAGCCCACCGACTTCGCCACCCCGGGCGCGGCCACCGCCTCCGAGGTCGCAGCGCGCATCAACGCCGAGATTTCCTCGGCCAAGTGCAAGCTCACCCCGGCTCCGGCTCCCTACGGCCTGATCCTGGAGACGGACGGTGCGGGCACCGGGTACTCGATTGACACCCCGGCCGGGTCCGCACTGGTTCCCCTGGGCTTCGCGGCCGGTCTGGTCGTCGGAGGTGGCAACGTCGCCGACATCGCGGCCGTCACAGCGCTCGAGGTCGAGGCGATCATCGAGGCCACGGTCGGCCTGGCTGGCAACCTGGACGTCATCGTCAACGGGACCGGCACCATCACGATCCAGACCACGGCCACCGGCTCCACCGCGTCGATCCAGGTCATGCCCTCGTCGACCGAGACGTTCGGCCTGGACACCGTGCTGCACAACGGCAGTGATGCCGCAGCGCAGAACACGCTCCTGGTCGAAGGCAAGACCCCCGGCGCCTACACCGACG